GATTCGCCGTCGCAGCTTTACGACAAGACCATCACCTTCCCCGAACGGGCGAAGGGTATCAAGGTGGAGCGCAAACTGTACGACGACGATCTGTTTGGGATCATGGACCAGCGGCCTCGCGGCCTCGCGGCTGCCGTTGCCAGAACGCGCCTGAAGAGTGAAGCGGAAATCTTCAACAACGCCTTCACCTCTGCCGATGGCGGCGATGGCGTTTCCCTGTGTTCTTCGTCTCACCCGTATTCGCCGGATGATGCGACGACCCAGGACAACAGCGGCACTACGGCCCTGTCTGCCACGGCGGTTGAAGCAACGCGCAGGATCGGCGCGGCTTCGATCTACACCGACCGTGGCGAGATTGCCCTGGTCGAATACGACACAATTCTCTGCCCCGTGGCCCTTGAGGAAACGGCGTTCGAGCTTATCAATTCAACGGGCAAGGTAGATACGGCTAATAACAACGTCAACTTCCACAAGGGACGCTACACGCTCGTAACGTCGGCACGCCTGACGGATTCCAATAATTGGTTCATGCTGGATTCCCGTCTTGCGAAGCAGTTCTTGATGTGGGTTGACCGCGTGAAGCCGGAATTCAACTTTGACCGCGACTTCGACACGTTTGTGGCGAAGTGGTCGGTCTACATGCGGTATGGCACGGGGTTTGGTGATTGGAAGTGGCTTTACGGGCATTCCGTAACCTAACAACTTCACGGGCCGGGGAGGGCAAGCCCCAAAAGTCCTTCCCGGCCCATAACCGGGCAAGCGGGTGTTCGATTCATCCGGCCATTGCATGAGGGGTAAAGACGATAGGGTAATGGTCCAAATAAAAAGGAGATAAGGTCATGGGCTTCACGCATTATCCGCACGGGGTTACGAGTTTTGGCATACCGCTCATTGGCTCAGGGAGGTATTCAAGTCCTTGGGCTACCCATTATTTTGTAGATGGGGTGAATGGAAGCGATAGCAATGTCGGTACTGAGCCGAGCAGGGCTTTTGCTACCATCCAGAAGGCGGTTAACACCGCAACGGGTGGGGATGTTATCTATATCCGTCCCAAGGGATATACGATGGGAACCGGATTTGCCCGATACACAGAAGATGTGGTTGTTGCCAATACGAGTGCAGCAAGCGCGTCGGCAGCTCCGCAGGCGGGTAAATCAATCATTGGCGTAACTCCCAACAGTGTGGCTTCAGACTTTTTGGGGGTTCGGTGGAAATTTGCCACAAACACGAACCTGAATGTAGAGGCTCCGGGAACTCATATCGAGAACATTGGGTTCTTTTGCGAGGGCGCTACTTATGGGGTTTACTTTGAAGGCGATGGCGCAACCTATACGAAGGCCGGTCATACGGGTTCTTCGTTATACAACTGTGCCATTAAGGGAGAGGGTGGTGTTTTTGCCAACGGCTCTGACAGTTTGCAGATTATAAATTGCCAGTTCCAAGCTAAGTATGATGGAAATACCTGCGGCATGATAATGACCCTAGATGGTACAAACGTCAACAGGCGACCGGTATTGCGCGGATGCCATTTTCTTGGCGGCAATGGAACCGCCATGGATTCTGCCCCGATTATATGGACGGGGGCAGTAGAGAATGGTTTGATTGCCGACAACTATTTCGACTTGGGAACAACGGTACAGATTAATATTGCCACTTCTGGCAGTTCTGGCTTGATCGTCAACAATTTCTTTGCCGAAGCTGACTTGTCCACGACCTTTATTGTTCAGAACGGCATGGTTTGCGTGGCGAATTGGGACGTAACGGGCATTAACGAATCTGCTTAGTGCGGACACCTTACGGAGGACGGGTTTTCCCGTCCTCCGTACACGGGGGTTAAGGTGGAAATCATCATTAGGGGAAAACACGATCATTTTGGACGCACCCGCTCTGAGCAAGAAAAGAATATGCGCAAAGAGTGGGGCTCTACCATGACCGATGAGCAACTAGATAAACTTCAATACCTTGAAAGAAAAACGCGGGAAAAGACCGGGCTAAGGAAAAATTTTGCAACCATGATTGAGGTAGATTGCTTGAAATGAAAATCATCATGGCTTCTCACAACACGCGACTGTAAAATTTATGGCTATGGAATAGCTCAGAAGGAGAATTGAACATGGCTATCATCAAAGGAGATAGATTCACGGGACGACCGGACCCGATTCTTAAGTACACCTACATCTGTCCGCATTGCCGGTACACATGCAGGCCGATGAGAACCATTAACGAGACGGAAATGATCTGTCCCGTATGCGGGCGGCAGCTGAGGAAGTGGGATATTCACGACAGCATGAGCAAAAGGCCGAAGCACTTTATTATGAACCGCGTTTACCGGATTCCCTTGATTGGAGGCAGGTAAATGGTTGCCCCGAAAAAGAAACCCGCCAAAGCGAAGAAGCCCGAAGCATTGCCAGTCTATGCGACACCGGAACGGCTGAAAGAGGTCAACGCCGAAATCCACGAACTTGAAACGATGTTGGCGGAAGACGCGAAACGTCCGCAGCCGAAGATTACCGACCCGGACGGCGTGAGGGCGGAAATTCTCAAGAAGTCGCAATACGTCATGCGGCATTCGCCCCCGTCGTTTCGCGGAGAAAACGCGAATCGGGCATACCGTGAAGCAAAGGAGCTTGCGAAGTTCCTTCAAGAAAACATGCCGAAGAAATCGCTGTACCACCAGCATTACCCGAAAACGAGCGATTCGTATTCCAAGCAACAGAAGTTTGAAGAGGGTGTCCGTCAGCAGATGCAGTTCATGACAGACCCGAAAATCAAGCAGGCGGCGATTCGGTACAAGTACATCATGGCGCGGCTTTCCGGCGGCGATCCTCACGAACGGAACATTGAACGGCTGAGGTCCGGTAGATGAGTACAACCAGCATCAAGCAAAACATAATTTACGGATTGGGCGAGGGTTCGTTGGTGGCCGACGCGACAATGCTGACCTATGCGCTACGGTGGGGCAATGCGGCCTATCGTGAAATCTTTGCCCGCTATCGCTTCAAGCATCTACGGACCCGCAGCCTGTTCACGATGACGCACGGGCAGCCGACGTATCAGGCACCCACGGACTTTTTGGGGTTCCTGATTCTCAAAGACGAAACGAACAATACTGTGCTGTCCCAGGTAACGCCGGAGGAATTTCACAGAAGCGTTTCCACAAATCAGGTTACCAACGAGGACTTCACAACCAATGCCGTTACGCTTGCAACCGCCGTCACGTTGGATAACACGGCCATCGTCCAGTATAGCGAGGTGGTGACGAATACCGCCGGGACGACGACCTACACGCGGACGACCGACTACACGATGGACAATACCGCCGGGACGATAACGCCCGTTGCGGCAGGCTCCGGCGGAACGATGTCCACGGGAACGGAATACTACATCGATTATCTGTATTACACGGAAGGAAAGCCGGACACATTCTGTATCGAGTATGACGCGACGAACAATCGGTATGTGTTCCGCTTCGATCCAGTTCCGGATTCTGCCTACATCGGAAGCCTTTTGTATCCGGCGATTCCATCCGATATGTCGGGTTCCGTCGAGCCACTATGGACGCGGCTGGAGTTCGCGTTGGAGCGCGGTGGCATCTATTACGGATCGCTCGAATTGGTAGAGGACGCCCAGAAGCGGGCGGAATATAAGAATAACTATGAGGTGTCCATTCAGGCGTTAATCCAGTTGGATCAGGAATTGGAACCCAAGCACTGGACGATTCCGCTGAGAATGAAGAAGACCGACCATAAGGGTTAGTTATGCCGTCTATCGAATACGGAAGTTGCATCTTGGGCGTCGATTATTCCGTGCCGCCGTCGCATCTCCCGCAGGGTGCGTTGGCGGATGCGAGCAATATCGTTCCGACGCTTTCGGGGTTGCCGCGCAGGAGAAACGGCAGCGTGAAGCTTAGTGCAACGTCCCTCGCGGCCCGGATAACCTCTGTGTTCGAGTTCCGCAGCGGAACAACGCGGAGCACGCTTTGCACCTATGGGGAGAACGTCGGCTATTATAATTCGGCAACCGGCGTATTCGATGCGGAGATTACGGGCCTCACGTCAAACAAGATGTGCCAATGGGTGAACTTCGCTGATAAGGCGATCATGGTGAACGAGGGCGCGGATCACCCGCAGTACTTTACCTCCACCTCAACGCACGGCGACCTTGCGAACGCTCCGCACGGCAAGACGATAGCCGAATGGTCGAACCGGATCTGGTTTGGCGGCGATTCCACGAACCTTGCAACGCTTACCGGATGCGCCCTGAACGCCCCAACGGACTATTCAACGAGCGGGGCGGCGGGCTATTATAGCGGCATCGTCGGGGATTCCAAAGACCCCATAACGGGCCTGTTCGGATTCTTCGACATGCTCCTTGTCGGCAAGAGGAATGCTCTTTACAAGATTGTGGCGACATCTGGTTATCCTCCGACCGATGCCACGAACTTGGAAATCAGGCCGGTGTATACGAAGGATGCGGATTCGACGGGCTTCACGTCCCCGTGGGCGATTACCCAGGTAGGAAATGATGTTATCTATCTGGACGGATTCGACATCAAAAGGCTCTCCGGCATTCAGGAGTTCGGGGATGTCGAAACCGCATCCGTCATTCCGCACGTTCGGGATTATATCCAATCCATAGCAAGCGCGGACTACATCCAATACGCGCACTTCTTTCACTACAAGCAGAAGCAACAGATTTGGGTTTCCATCCCCACGGGCGCAAACACGCATTATGTCTTTGTTCTCGACTACACACACAAACAGACGACGGGCCGGTATGCCTTCTATCCAATGGGTTCTTTGACTGTCAACTGTTTCGGCGGCGTGGAGGACGGTTCGGTTATTGATCTCTATTATGGAGATGAGGCGGGTTTTGTGCGGCAGTTGGATGTCGGGAACGATGACGACGGAGCGGCCATCGCGTCCTACGCCACCTATGCCTTTTCCGGATATTCGCGCAGCGACGATGGGAGCTTCACCGGCTACGAACACCGCAAACAATTCCAGTATTCCGAAACCTTCATGCAACCGGACGGCACGTTAAGCATGACGCCGTATTATGCGCTGGATCTCATGGACGATACGCAGGCGCGGACTAGCGGAAATTATACCGCACTAACGGCGGAAACGGTAAGCGGGTGGTCTGGAACAGGCACGAAGCGGAAGCGGATTCGGTTCTATGGATTGAACGGCAAGACGCTGCTTCTGAAATGGTATCACGCGACGGTTGCACAGAACTTCATCATTCATCCGAGCGTGCTGCATTTCGATTGGAAAACGAGGATTGAAATAGCATGACGCCGAGAGAGCATTTGATAGCCGAGGGATTGCGGGAAGATCAGATCACATTTGAGAACGATATCCATCTTGCAACGACAATCGGCCTGTATTCCTACCGGATTGTGGACGGATATCCGTTCTTGACGCACTTCCTGGTTTACCCGGAAAAAAGATCGATTTCGAGCCTCGCGCGGCTTTATCTGACATTCAAACTCGACATTGCCTCGAAGGGCTTTCGCTACTTTATCGCATCGGTTATGCCGGAAAGGGTACACTTTAAGACGCTTCTCGCAAAACTTGGGGCGACGGAACCGTACATGACCGACGCCGCCGGGACGGAATTTTATCTTGTAGGGGTGTGAAGAATGAAAATTTACACGAAGGTTGTTATTGACATGTCGAGCGGTGCGATTCTGGAAGAAGAATCACACGACTATTCCGGCCCCGTTGCCCTTTGCGGTGGCGGCGGCACTACGGTCGCGGCTCCAACCAAGACCGACACGGAACTTGAAACGGAAAAGATCAACATGGAGTATATGCAGTTGATGCTTGACCGCGCCAAGAACCCCGAAGCCTATCAGACGGACCTTGAAAAGCTGATGAACCAATATGGCGAAACCGCACTCACGGACTACATCGAAAACATGCCAGAACAAAAGGCATATAACGAAAAGATGATGGAGTATACCACCCAACTAATAGACTACAACACGCAGCAGTTGCAAAACATCAAGACCATACAGGATCTTTCTGAGTACACGGGTGAATTGACTTCGGAAGAAAAATCCATGCTCGATACGGTAGCGCAGAACGCAATCAGCAAGATTACCAGCACCGTCAACGAACAGAACGTTGATATTATTAATGACAAGATTGCGCGGTTAGTAGACAGTGGATCGTTAAATTCTACTGTGGGAACTCAGCTATTAAGCAAGGTAAATGAGAGCGCACAAAAGGTCATCGCACAGGGCGCGACTGACGTGGAAACGGCACGGCTTCAACAGGAAATTTCCTTAATGCAGGGCAATAAGGATCGCGCCCTTGCCCTTGCCAATTACGGATTAAATCAACAGCAGATTTTTAGCGGCATTGGCGCACAAACGTCTACCGCCCTGTCGCAACCGATTATGACCGCATCGCAGATTGCTCAATATGGTGCGGGACTACAAAATCAATGGTCTAATACTGCGGGCCAGTCCATTAACAGTATGATGAATTACAATGCGCAGGGCTACAGCACGCGCTACAATGCGGCGATTCAGCAGGCGATTGCAGATTCGCAGGCCAGTGCCGCAAAGTCACAATCTATTTGGGGCGGCGTCGGTGCCGTTGCAGCGGTGGCGGCGATTGCAATTTAGCTACGAATGCGAGCGATGCGGCGGTTGCTGCGAGTACCTAGGGCCGACGCTCTACACGGGAAGGGCATGCGCCCACTATCGGAAAGATGGCCATGTGTGCGTGATATACGAGGCCCGGCCGCAGATATGCCGACATTCCAATGCGGCGAATCTTGTGGGGAACGATAAGGCGACGCAGATCATTTCCCAAAGATGCAAACTGACAAGGAAACTCATGAGACTTGATTTGAAGATTCGAGAATCCGATTTCCAGGCGCGAAGCAAGGAAGAAAAGGCGATGAAGATTATTGCCGAGTCTCTCCGCATATCAAAGAACCCCGTCGTTTGCTGTTCGTTCGGCAAGGATTCGTTGACGATATTGGATATGGTGCATCGGTTCGATCCGACCATCCCGATTGTCTACCTTATGGACGGGAAGCCAATGAACAAAAACCTTCACGCTTTCAAAACGGCAGCGGAATTGGGGGTCAAACTATACACTTATCCGCCGACCTTCGCGGAATACTACCAAGACGGCGACTACTTTGAGGTCATGCACAGCTTCTACGTCAACGGGATTGATTGGTATGTGCTGTATAACGGATGCCGCCAATACCTGTTTGGAGAAGATTACGCTTGTGCCGTTGTCGATCTCCTCCGGTTGCCAACCGTAGACAAGTACGACTTTCAATGGGATTGCATCTTTCACGGGCAAAAACAGATCGAGAGCATCCATATCCTCAACGGGCAATACCGGATCAAGGCGCCGATTATCCCCTACGGAAACGGGATCATGTCTATGCCCGTCTATGATTGGTCGGAGGATGATATTTGGGAGTACGTCAATCGGAACGGCCTCAAGGTACAGCGGGAACGATACGCCGACAATCCGACTGGAGAGTACACGCAAGATAAGCGCGACTTGAACAGCAGTGATGTTTTGCCGACTTGCTTTTCATGCCTTGACTACCGGAACGATGGACACGAAGTGGTTTGCCCTAAACTTGGCAAGGCCATCAAGTATCTCGGGAAAAGGCGTGAAGAACACGCGAAGTACGCAAAAGATCTGCTGACAAGCGCATCGTATGTCGAACAGATAGCCGAAGTTGGCTGTTAGTGAGGTGTGATTATGGATGATTGGGGAAGCGGTTCCGGGAGACTTATGAGTGGGTTTGCACGAACATATGCGCCCTATTTGCATAGCGAAATCCTGTTAGGAGATAGGGCAAAAAATTCCCGCGATACTGAAGCCATAAAACAGGCTATCGAAAGTATGCAGAAGACCGCCGACACGGGCGCATTTCAGGGCTACGAGGGCATGACGACTGCGGACGGCAGAACCG